GTTGCTTCAGCGAGTTGTTTATCTTTTTCTGCAACTACTTTCAATAGCTTGCTTGTCTCAGATTTCTCATTTAACAAACTGTGCTGGAATTCAGTAGCATATGCTTCAAAAATCTTACGTCCAAAGTCGTTCTTACGTGCTTGATCAATGTCTTCTTTAAGTTGTCCGATCTCTTTTGAGAGACCTTTTGTAACAACTGATTCAACAAGCTCAGCACTTTGTTTAACAAACTTGGTCTTTAATAAACCAAATTGTTCCTTAGCTTCTTTAATGAGACGTACCTTAGTCTCAGCTAAATCTTTCTTATCTTCATAGAAATCAGCGATTTCTTTAGCTAGAGCTTCTACAATGAAACCTTCCAACTTGGCAAAATTTTCAGCCATAACTTTTTGGTCACCGTGTAATTCAGTGATTTCTTTAGCTAGGCTGTTAAGAACAAATCCATTTAGTTTATCTGAATGTTCACGGATTGCAACAGCATACTTGGCTTTCGCTTCTGCTAGCTGTGCGCGATCTTCTGTGAATTCTTGGATTTCAGCAGTTAAACGATCAGTAACCATCTTGTCGATAGCTTCGATCATTGTTTGCTTGTCATGTTCGTATTTTTGTGCGAATTCTTCGCGTAGTTGTTGAGTAGCTTGTTCACGGTTCTCTTGGATCTTTCTGTCCCAAGCAGACGTGATATCAGCTCTGATCTCTTCAGAAATCACATTGTTCTCGAATAATTGTTTAAGTGCGTCCAACATATGTGATTCTCCCTTGTTATTGGAGTCCGCCTATTATTTTCAATAGACTTTCTTTCAGGTATTTCTGTGCCTTTGCGTCGCCTGATACTTCTTGTGCTGTTAAAAATGCCTTATAGCCTCCACGAGTATTCATGATATGCTCATAAATGGGCGTTGGATACGCACCTGGGGCTGATGGTTGAGCTACCACATCCACTGTGATAATCTCGAAATCTGTAACTTCACCGGAACCGTCTTCTTTGACGTTTCCGGATCCGCGTGAGCTAACACCTAACTTAACACCGGATTCTAACATAGTACGAACTAAGTTACCCATTGGTGTAGGAAGGATTTTCATTTTACCGTAACCGTTTGGGCCATCCATCCACATTTCTGTGATCATATGGCTTACACGGTCTAGGTTAATTTTTAAATCATCAGGATGGTCTACTTCGCCTAAAACTGAATATCCGCCAGTTACCTGGTCGTTTAGTGTCTTGACAGCCCTGCCGATTTCATTCACAGGGTACACACGCTGATTTGCGTTCTTGATGCCGCCTTGGATGCAAATGCCCTTCATATAAAGGTTCTTGCCCTCAGCGCCATCAGATTCCACAACCATGCGAGCTTGGTCGAAAGTCAAGTTTTCACGTAAGTAAAGACTCATTTGATTAGCGGCCTAATGTGCTTTTCGTATTTTGGCCGTTGTCGCCACCTGCTGGCTTGCTAACACCTTTAAGATGTTTAACACCAGCTTTGCCACCTGGAACATTTACGTTACCAGAGTTCAAATCTTTTGTGCTCGGGTTCAATAGGCCGCCTTGTGTGCCACCAGTTTCACTAGTTCCACCTTTAGCGATATTAGCAGTTGTACCGCCCATATCATTCTTACCAGCTACGATAGACTTGGAGTTTTGTCCGTTGTCGCCGTGCTTTGGAGCACCAACTTTCTCAACGTATTCACGAACGCTTTCTTTAGCAAAAGGATTTTCTTCCTCTTCGCCTTCGTCATCGCCCATGTCTTCTTCACCTTCTTCGTCACCTATTTCTTCTTCGCCGTGCTCTTCTTCACCGGACTCACCAGCTAGCATAGCTTCAAATTCTGCTTTTAGATCAGCTAAAGCGTCTTTAATGTCCATGACGTCATCTTTAGTAGCGGCTTCGTCACCACCTTCTTCGTCACCCATCATGTCGCCTTCTTCGTCGTCTCCGGCTTCTAGGTCACCCATCATGTCGTCTGCTGGATCAGCACCGACTTCGTCCATGCCCATTTCAAAACCTTCTTCAACTTCTTCGTCTTCTTCGTCTTCTTCTTCAGAAGCTTCATCTACTTGGATGTCATCATCTAATAGATTTTCGTAAATTTCGCGAGATTTAGCTACCACTAGTTCGTGGAATAGTTCCTCGGCTTTTGATTTGTCTTCATTAATAAGATATTCAAGCATCTGCTCGAACTTTGCGCGATCAGTCATGTTATGTCTCCTGTATAGTTATGAGGCAGTTACGCCCGCAAGGCTGTCGATGTATTTAATACTACTGTAAAAAAAACCGGTCAATACCGGCTGTTTTTTGTCAGTTTTGATGATTTAATTATTCTGCGGCCACTGGGGTGGCATACATTCTAGAAAT